ATCCTTTACGGCATTGAATTCATTCACTGCATCACAATTGACAATCAATAGTGGTGTTAACTTATTTACTCAAAGTGCAAGTGGTAGATTAAACAATTTGGAAAGCACTACTTCATCTTTAAATGCATGGAGTTCATCGATAAATGAAATAAGAGATAATGGTATATTTCAAGGATACTCTACTCGTTTATTTTTTGAAGGATTAGTATCAGCATCTATTGTACAAAACGTAGGTGGTAATATTGCTACTATTAATATAGAGCAAGATGGAACTAAAGTAAATACATCATCTTATAATCCATATACTGCATCTACTAATCAACAATTAGATAGTTTAGAAGTATTTAGTGCTAGTGCAAAAATATCAATAGCAGCTTTTGGAGCATTCACTGCATCTTATGGACCTGTTGCAACTGGTTCGCTTGTAGCAAACGCAATATATAGTGATACAACAATAACATATATAAAAGGAGATTCTACTACATTTACAAATGTTGGTATTCAAAATACTGCATCATTCAATTCTTATACGGCATCTACTAACAGTCGTTTAAGTAACATAGAAACAACAACCGCAAGTTTAAACACTTCGGTAACTAATATAAATTTAGCAACCGCTTCTTTACAAGGACAATTAACTACAATAGGTAGTATATCAGGAAGTTGGGTAACTGAATCTGAAACAGGTAGTTTTGCAAGAGTAAACGTATCTAACTCATTTACAGGTTCTCAAACATTTTCTGGTTCAGTTATAACGACTGGCTCTGTTTCGGGTAATGTAGTTAGTATGAGTATAGCATCTAATACTGCAAGTATGGATTTAAGTAAAGGAAACTTTTTTCTATTAACATTGGTATCAGGTAGTTCAACACATTTAGTAGCTAGTAATATATCAAAAGGACAAACTACAAATTTATTAGTATCACAACCAAGTGTAGGTACTGGTAGTTTATTACTTTCATCTACATTTAAACAACCTGTTAATAATTCATATACTGCATCTTTTGTAACAAGTTCAAAAGATATTATATCATTTGTATCATTTGATTCTACATCAAGTTTATACGCAGTATCAATTCAAAACTTAACATAATGAGATTTACTCCAATAGCATTTATGGGTAATCAATATACCGTTATAGATGTAGAATATCTTATAGTTGGCGGCGGCGGTGGTGGTGGCAATGAAGGTGGTGCATTTTTACATGGAGCTGGAGCAGGTGGCGCCGGTGGATTTCTTTCAGGTAGTATAGATTTAATATTAAACCCAACATATACATTCCCAATAATTGTTGGTACATATGGTGGAGCAAATTTATCTGAAATTGATGTACCTGGTACTAATGGAGGAGATTCTATTGCATTTGCACTAACAGCCTCAGGTGGAGGTGGAGGTGGCGGTAGTAAAGTTGGATATTTAAATGGATTAGCAGGTGGTTCAGGAGGAGGAGCAGGATGGTTTGATTCATCTACTGGTGCAGGAGGAGCTGGAATAGCTGGACAAGGATTTGCAGGAGCTAATTCATTTTATTCAGCAACACCTAGTCCTGTTGGAACTCGTAGAGCTGGATATGGTGGTGGAGCCGCAACAACGGCAAGTGCTCCTACATTACCTAACCCTTCAATTGCAGGCGCTCCTAAAGCATGGGTTGATGGACAATTATATGCGGGTGGTGGACCTACATATACTGGATTATCAGGTTCAGGAGGAAATGCAGGCTCAACTCCTGCAAGTGCACAAGATGCTTCGCCTGGTATAGTAAAAATAAGATACGCAGGAACAGGAAGTCAGTTCACAGGCGGTACAATTGAATATAGTGGAAGCTATACTTACCATACATTTACAGCAAGTGCTACATTAATTCCAATAATTGATTAACAAAAATAATTACTTTTTAAACAAACAATGTTATTAACAATATAAAAAACAAATTAATATGAATTCAAAAACTGTATTAAATAAGATATTATCGCTTTTATCAAAAAACGAAGTGATTTTAACTTATGCTAGATTAGCAGACGGAACAATCGTAGAATCAGCTACGTTCGATGTAGGTGAAGATTTGTTCGTAGTATCAGAAGATGGTACAAAAACTCCAGCTCCAGATGGTATGCACGAATTAGCATTAAAAGATTCTGAAGGAAACGAAACACTTATCAAAGTTAAATCTGAAGCAGGTAAAATTGTTGAAAGAGAAAACGTTGAATTAGCAGCAGCTGATGAAGAGACTGTTAAAGTTGAAGATTTACCTCAATCGGGTGAAATCACTAAAGCAGATGAGAAACCTGATTTAAAGAATCAAGTAGCAAGTGGTACTCTAAAGATGGCTGAAACAACTGAAGAAGTTGAAACTATCCCACAAGATGATGAAGCTCCAATGAAAGAGAAGAAAACTGAATCTGAAGATGATGAAGAAGAACCATCAATCGAAATCGAATTGAAAAAGATGATGGAGAAAATGGCGTATCGCATCGAAGAGATGGAAAAGAAGGTGATGAAAATGGAAGAGGCAATGTTGCCACCCGTTGATGAAACCGTTGTTGAAGAAGAAGAAATGGAAGAAGAAGAGTTACCAAAATTAGATGGTGCTCCAATCGAAGAAGGTATGAAATTCTCAGCACAAAAGAATAATAAAAATTATGGTAAGAAAGTAGAGAACTCTCAAAGTTCATTCTTATCTAAACTTTATAGATAAAAAATATTTAACTCATTTAAAAATTAACAAATGAAAGCAAGACAAAACTTCGCACTTCCTACAATTGACAATTCATCTTATAGAGGTGAGGCGGCTTCAGGATATATCGCAGCAGCGTTATTAAGTGCAAACACTTTGGACAAGAAATTGGTAACTATCATGCCAAATGTAAAGTACAAAAGTGTAATCCAAAAATTAGATGTATCAGGTATCGTACAAGATGCATCATGTGATTTCGTAACTTCAGGTTCAGTATCAATTTCAGAGCAAGTATTGACTCCGAAAGAATTACAAGTTAACTTGGAATTATGTAAGCAAGAATTCGTAGACTCATGGGAGGCTTTACAATTAGGATTCTCTGCATTCGATGAAATCCCTAAGAACTTCAACGATTTCTTAGTATCTTACGTTGGTGGTAAAGTAGCAGAAGCTACTGAAACAGCAATTTGGCAAGGAACGGACTCTAATGGTTCATTCATAGGATTCCAATCTTTAATTTCTGCTTCAGTAGCAACAGGAACAGGCGCATTACCAGCAAGAACAACTGGTGGTTCTTCAGCAATCATCTCTGGTTCTGTAACTTCAGCAAACGTAATTTCAGTATTATCTTCTGTTGTAGATACAATCCCTGCAACTGTTTATGGCAAAACTGACTTAGTACTTTATGTAGGTACTCAAGTAGCTAAGGCTTACCAACAATCACAAGCGGGTGGTGCTTCAGGAGCAAATGGTTGGAACAACCAATTCAACGTTGGTGAAAAACCATACAACTTCAATGGTATTGAAATCGTATTATGTCCAGGTATGGGAGCATCTAAAATCGTTGCAGCTCAAAAATCTAACTTATTCTTCGGTACAGGTTTATTATCTGACTACAATGAAGTAAGAGTATTAGACATGGCTAACATCGATGGTTCTCAAAACTATCGTATTATTATGAGATACACCGCAGGTACTCAATTTGGTATCGGTTCTGATATCGTTTACTACGGTGCTTACTAATAGTAACTAACTAATTAAATAAAGGGTGGTGAGAAATCATCACCCTATTATTAAAAACTTAAAACAATAAAGATATGGCTTGTAATTTATCAGCTGGAAGAAACGAAGTATGTAAGGAAAGCGTTGGAGGTATCCAAGGTGTTTACTTCATTAACTATACAACAGGTTCTTTCACACATCAGACACCTGGCGACCCGAATTCATTGATTACGGCAGTCCCTTCAGGTTCTGTCCTTTACTACTATGAATTAAAGGGCACAAGTGCATATACTGAAACTGTTAACTCATCTCGTGAAACGGGTACTACATTCTTCTCTCAAGAGTTAACTCTTAATTTGAAGAAATTAACAAACGAAATGACTACACAATTGAAGTTGATGGCTTACGGTAGACCTCAGGTTATCGTATGGACTATGAACGGAGATGCATTATTAGTTGGTGAAAGAGAAGGTGCGGATGTAACTGCAGGAACTATTCAAACAGG